TTAGTGACGCGCTGCTTTTGAGCCTTCCACCGGTTTTACAATCGGTGTTTTAGGTAAAGGTTTTGGCATCGAAGTTAATGCTAAAGGTAAGATTTCATCAATGCTTTTCACAGCTTTGATTTCTAATCCTTCTTTCACATTGTCTGGAATTTCTGCCAAATCACGAACGTTATCTTGAGGAATAAAGACGAGCTTGATTCCACCACGATGTGCAGCAAGAAGTTTCTCTTTCAAGCCACCGATACGCATCGCACGACCACCTAGACTTGTTTCACCTGTCATTGCAATATCTGGTCGAATCGCAATTCCAGTAAATGCTGATACAAGTGCAGTTGTTAACGCTAAACCAGCAGATGGACCATCTTTTGGAGTTGCACCTTCAGGTAAGTGAACGTGTACATCAGTTTCTTCAAAGCGAGATGCTTCAATGCCAAGTTCATCGGCACGTGTGCGTACTACTGTCATTGCTGTGGTAATTGATTCTTTCATTACATCACCGAGTGAACCGGTTGTAATGAACTTACCTTTACCTTTAACAGCTGCAACTTCAATAGTAAGCAATTCACCGCCTACAGAAGTCCATGCCAAGCCATTTACACGGCCTACTTGTGCTTCATCTTCGGCCATACCAAAGTCAAATTTATGTGGACCTAGATATTCAGGAAGATTGGCAGAGGTAACGTCAAGCTGTAAGTTTTTAGATTTTTTACTTACTGCTTCTTTTACGACTTTACGTGCAATTTTAGAAACTTCACGTTCTAAATTACGTACGCCAGCTTCACGTGTATAGCGTTGAACAATGTCACGAATCGCTTCTTCATGAATAGTTAACTCTTTTGGACGTAGTCCATTGTTCTTAATTGCTTTAGGAACAAGGTAACGTTCAGCAATGTTAACTTTTTCATCTTCCGTATAACCCGGTAGACGAATAACTTCCATACGGTCCAATAAGGCTTCTGGAATATTCATGCTGTTTGCAGTACAGATGAACATCACTTCAGAAAGATCAAGATCAAGATCTAAATAGTGATCGTTGAACTTACTGTTTTGTGATGGATCAAGCACTTCAAGCAAAGCTGAAGCAGGATCACCACGGTAGTCTTGTGCCATCTTGTCAATTTCGTCGAGTAAGAACAATGGGTTCTTCACACCAACTTTTGTTAAAGACTGCACGATTTTACCTGGCATCGCACCAATATAAGTACGACGGTGTCCACGAATTTCTGCTTCATCACGTACGCCACCAAGCGCCATGCGAACAAATTCACGACCTGTTGCTTTCGCTACTGATTCACCAAGTGAAGTTTTACCAACCCCTGGAGGTCCAACCAAGCAAAGGATAGGGCCTTTGAGTTTTTTCACACGTGATTGAACAGCTAGGTATTCAACAATACGATCTTTAACGTCATCAAGACCATAATGATCGGCATCAAGAATCTCTTGCGCTTTGTTCAGGTTAATACTGACTTTGCTCGCTTTGTTCCATGGCGTATCTAGAATCACTTCTAGATAGTTACGTACCACAGCAGCTTCACTAGATGCAGGCTGCATTGCTTTAAGTTTACGGAACTCAGCTTCGGCTTTTTTACGTACGTGTTCAGGTAAATCAGCTTCAGCAAGACGTTTCTCAATTTCAGCAACGTCATCTTCAGCACCGCCATTCATGTCGGAAAGTTCACGTTGAATGACTTTCATTTTTTCATTTAGAAAGTATTCACGTTGGTTCTTTTCCATTTGGCGTTTTACGCTGTCATGTAAAGTTTGCTCAATTTGCTGTTCAGCAGATTGATTCATCAAGTAGTTCATCAACTCTTGCAAATGAGCTTCAAACTCATCGTACTCTAAAAATTTCTGCTTAATTTCAATATTTAGAGGCACACGAGTTGCTACGAAGAACATCAATTGCAATAAGTCTTCGATTTTGTTGGCAGCAGCAACCAGTTCACGTGCATTACGTAATTTTGCTTCTGCATATTGAGCAAATAAATTACGTAACTCTTGTAAACGAGTTTCTTGCGTTGCCTTATCTACATTAATCGTCATTGGACTTAATTCATGTTCGGCAGTCAAATAACTATCTTCATCGATAATTTTTTTCAACTTAGAACGATGTAAGCCTTCAATAAGTACTTTAATGCAGTTTTCATCATTTTCATGATTAACTACTTGTACAATCTTAGCGACTGTACCGTACTGGTATAAATTGTCGTGATCAATTTCTTCTGTAAGCGAATCTTTTTGCGCAACTACAAATACTAAATTGTCACTGTTACGAGCCACATCAACTGCATTGATCGATTTTTCACGACCCACAAATAGCGCAATCTGCATGTGTGGATAAACCACCACATCACGTAAGGCTAATAGTGGTAATACACTTGGAACCTGAGGCTCTAAGTCAGTTTTTTCATTCATAATAAGTTCAGACATGGGCACTCCTAATGAGTGACAACGAGGTTGCCATGTTTTTTATAGTGATGTGTATTTTAAAAATTACAAGGGCATGACAATAGAAAATGTTGAAAAAAGGACTAATTTAGTCAACTTTTTTTTAAAAATGTTATGAATCAATAGATTAATTCTTAAGAAGAATAAAATTTTGTAGAGCGGCTACTCATTTTTACTTAATAATTAATAAATATTTAAAACTTTTCTTTAATATTGGAAGAGTTATTTCATCTAACTTTGGAAGAATACTTAAAAAATTTAGCAATAAATATTTTATTGGCAGTGTAGTGGTAACAATAGTTCACAACTTATTCAATGTTTAGCGCCAAATAGACGTGTTAATATAAGTTGGTAAAACGGTCTGTCACGGCAAAGTAACCATCCTTAGGGTGGTTACTTTTTCGTTTTTAAGGAGCTAAAAAAGTAAAAGGATATATTGGAGATTTTATAAATTTTATATAAAAATCATCTTTTAAAATAATAAAAGTGCTGTGGAGTCAGTAAACCATCTAACGGTTGATCCCAACTTTGACGTTCTAAAGTGTGTTCAATAAATTGAAATTGATGTGCCAATCCTAAACGGTAGGGCTTATATTTAGCACTTGCCAATGTACGATCATAATAACCACCACCCATACCAATACGTGTCCCATAGTGATCGCAAGCTAAAAGTGGCATAAGTAGCAAATCAAGCTCTGATACATGTTTTCCGCGAGTCGCCATAGGTTCTTTCATGCCCAATGGGTGATGAGAAAAACGACGACTTAAATATTGGTTTTTATTTATTTTTACCCATACTAAACGTTGGTTCATTGAACAAATCATGGGTAAATAAACTTGTTTGTTCTTTTTAAAACATAATTTGATAAGAAGATCTGTATGGATTTCACCAAAAGCATGCAGATATAAACCGATTTTTTTTGATGAATGAAAAATAGGAAGGTGATTTAGGTAATGTAAAACATTAAGCTGAGCCTGTTTTTGCTCAAATTGGGTTAAAGCTCGTCTTCTAGATCTTAAATTTTTTCTAATAAAACTTAATTCATTCATGGAGAAATCTAACAAAGATTTGCGGACAGTCGAGCAAAATTATACCTACTTTTCTATGGTTTCACCGAAATTTAAAAATTATTAAAAAAGCAGTCTTCTAATGTATTAGACCAAGTAAAAATAGTTTTGTTGTTAGGAGAAGCTATCTACATATAATTTTTTCTTTTTTACGTATTTACAGTATTTATTTACATTTAATCAGGATAAGTATATTTAAAGATGAATATGAAAATGTGAAATCTATGAAGTTAAAAATTTTAACAATGATGTTATGTGTGGCATTGCTCAGCGCATGTACGAAACAGGCAGAATCTGAGGCCCCTCAAATTGATTATAAAGCTCAATTTGAAGAGTCGGACCGAAAAATTGGTGAATTTTTAGATCAGTTAGATAATCCGAATACCCCTCAAGAAGTTAAAGTTAAAATTTTATGTCATGACTATCCTGATGTGTATAAAAAACAATACATGCCTGCATTAATAGAAGTTTCACCAAAACCGTACACTGAAGAAAAATTATTGTCAGATTTGAAAAGTGCAACTGACTACTATAAAGGGACTTTGGGGATAAAATGCAATGAATAATATTTGAATTAAATCACGATAAAAATTTAAAAGTGTGAATTGATTGGCATTATTTAGTTGTGCTAAATTTCTTCTGTTAATTACTTAAACTTTTCTCTGGATTTGAAATGCAGATCTTAAAATTTTTACAGAGTTTTAATACAGTCGGCACCTATTTAACACTTGCTTCCATCTTGCTTGTGGTCATGATCATTTATTTTTATGTAATTAATCCCGCATGAACATTTTGAAAGGAATAGGTCTTCTCATCTATTACTTTTTTAAGAACGGAAGATGAATAATAATAGGATAGGGATATGAAATTTAAAATATTATTATTAAGTTTTATTGCCACCGGTTGTTATGCTAATGAAAGTACAGCTGACCCAGATATTTGTAATATCGTAAAAAAGGTCGCTTATAACGTGATGGAAGCACGGCAGCAAAAAGTACCAGCACAAGATTTACAACAAATTGCTGATGGGCTGGCAGATGAAGAAGCCAAGCAGCTTTATCAAGACTTAATTAGCTCAGCTTATGCTGCCAAAGTATTTAAGACAAATTTCTTTAAACGCCGAGCAATTGAAGATTTTCAGGCAGGATGGTATGAGGAATGTTTACGTAGAAATGAATAATAATTAAAAAAAATAATGAGTATTTAATTTTAAGAACAACTAATTAGTTAAGAGAATAAAAAAATAGACTGACAGGTCTGTCTAGGTATTTTAATTTGAAAATAAAATTCGAATTTATAGGTATTTATTTAAAAATAAATGCTCCGAAGATGCCGCTGCATGTCGTTACCCTTGAACCCTAAAGTTCAGCGGGGTTTTAATGATTCTAACAATACAGTGCAATATTAAGCAATACCTTACGATATTAAAAAATCAATATTTTTAGTAATTTATATTAAAACAATACAATGCAATATTACACAATCTTTAGCAATACAAAAATAGTCTATTAATGGTCTATTTTGGTTAATTTGGTCTATTTTTCAGTTTTAAGTCTATTAAAGGTCTATTTTAAATGATTAAAAAAGCGGCACTTAGCCGCTTATGCAGTATGTGCCATTTTGTTTTGCTCAATATAAGCCAAAACATCCGACTTCATATAGTTTACTTGCCGCTTATGAGGTTTAGAGAATGGAATGCCACCACCTTCACATCTTTTCTTCTGTAACCATGGTAATGATACATGCATTACTATTGCAATCGTTTCAGGTGGGAAGGTCTGATTATCAGCAGCTTCCCAAAATTCTTTTTTAGCAGCCTCTTTTTCTGCATGTGTCATACGATCTAATTTTGTTAAACGTGACATTTAAATCTCCTTACTTTCCGCTTTAACTTCTATCTTGATGCCTTCATATGTGCCATCACCACCACAATACAGACAGTGTGTATATATGCCTAAACCATCCCCATCAGGACTAAAGTTTTCAGGTAATGAAACATTTATAAATTCAGTACCGCCAATTGGCTTCGTATGAATATGAGGGGCAAGACCGTAATAAGGGAAAATGCATTCACCGTTCCCGTCATCACAAAAATCACATGTTTTAACTTTTAATCCACTCATCCTTTAGTTCCTCAACTCATTACGTTCTTTCTTCAATTGACGCAAAAGGTTGTGAAGAGTAACGGTTACAGCTTTATCTAGACTTTTGGTTGAATGAAACTCTGCTAGTTGAGAAAGCGCTAAACCAAAAATGTGGTATGCAAAAACCTTTGCAGCCTCAGGATTATTTTTGAGAAGCTCCTCGGTACTTGGACAAATGATTTTTTCAAAAATATGAACAGCTACCTGATCGGGAGTACCTTCAATTCGGCTAGGGCTCAAATTAACTTCACCAATAACTTTGCTCATCCTTCAGCTCCCGATTCGCTATTACATTTATTAAAGTGAAGGCTTAAGATTTCTGTGCCCACTTCATATTTTGTAAACTCATCTTTTTTGTGGTGATCCTCGGTCACAACGTCATCAACTGTGTATCCTGCTGATGCAATAACAACGCCGTAGCAAAGTTCAAAAAATTCACCTTCATCAGCAACATGATGGCCATCTGCAACTCTATCTCTGTAATAGTCGAGATTAACTTCTGCTTCTTTCTGAGCTTCTTCTAGTGAATCGTGATATTTAAACCCATCACCATTAAAATCATGGGTAAAGAATTTTTGTGCTGGTACTAATAAATGGTCTGTAAATTCAAGATCATTTTTAAATGTGGCCAATTCAATTAAATTACTTAAGAATTGATTTAGGTCTAAAGGTGATCCTGATTGCTGGAATCGCTCAACCTCATTCTTAATTAATTCAACTTTTTCACGTTGTTTATATGCACGTTCAGTCCAGCTGGTGACAGATTTATATGCATAAGCAAAATCACTTTGTGACTCTTTTAAATCGGCAGTTAGAACTTTAATTTGTTGCTGGAGCTCCGCCACAATTTCTGGATAAACTTCACGTTTGCCATTTGCTGACATTGGACTAATTACATAGTCTTCTTCTAATTTATCCATGATTGGAACAGCACGGTTATAACTGAGGTTAAATGCACGTTGAATATGTGACGTGCTAGCTTTGTTATGATTTCTAACGAAATCTACTACTGATTTATATAATTCCATATCCATTTTTAAGCCCTCAAATATTCTTCTTTAGTCCACTCAACAAACTCTTTATAAAGCTGCTGCGCGGGTTTATTTAACCGGTTGTGATAGTCGATCGTTATGCGGCGCCAAGCGACTGGTACCGCATAATGTTTTGTTAGGAACATTGCTTGATCCATGCCTTGCCGGACTATTACGTAGCCCAGCAATTGCAAGTAGTACATAAAACCAAGCATGTGTTTTTGGCTCACTTTCTTGTACTGATCTTTCATATTAGAAACCGTCTCCTAATAAATAATCAGGCTCAGCCTCTTGAAGTGGCGTAGATGTATGGTTCTCTAATTCAAAGCGACGTTTCTTAACAAAATCCATGAGTCGTGATTGAATCTGTGGATCTCGTGCGGCCACATCTATTTCCAAAGCATCCAATGTTGTGAGGTCGGGCGCGTTTTGGATCTGGACCATTAGTGAAGGTGGTTCATTTGCAGGTACCTTTGATTTTTCGAGCTCTTCAAGTCGCTTGTGAGTGGCAAGTAGGAGAGGTTCCATTTGTTTGTCATTCCACGTACGGGTATATCGATAAACTGCATTTACCTCTTCAGGTGTTTTTGATTCTTTTACACGCTGAAGAAGGGCATCTAATGCCTTCTGATATTCAGGATCTACTTTAGGCTCGTTAGTTTCTGGAATTATTAGATCCTCAGATGTGGTGACATTTGTTTGTTCGGTAATAACAATTGTTGGTTGAATTTCTGCAGAAATAACTTCAATAGGCTTTTCTGCTTTTGATTTTTTGCCTCTCTGTTTTTTAGGTTCCTCACCAAGACGAATAACACTTAAATCATTGTTGATTTCAATACCGAGTGCTTTTGAAAAAGCTTTTAATTGAAGCTTGGCATTTTCAGCATCACGCTGAACAAAACCACTATTAATAGCTTCAATTAATGCGGTGGTTTTAAAATTCACGACGTAAATAGAAGGCGAATATGTAGTAATTACAAAAACATCCTGACCTTCTTCATACTCATCAATAGTTAATGGCTTTGTGAATGTAATGCCAGCCAGCTCAATAGTTTCGATTTTGATGCAGAATTCAAAACCCGGTTTACCAAAAACAGAAGCGGGGAATTGATCTAAGTCAGAAAAGTCCAACATGTCTCCAATAGGACGACAAAGAACAGTTTTACCTTTTTGAAGAGCTGCAAATGCTTCAGCTGCAGTGATTAGATTATTCATGCTGTCATCCCCGTTTTCGCTAAGGTTTCAATTTCTTGTTTAACTGCCTTAAGTTTTGCCGCTTCAATTTGGATAAGGGCATCGATACCTAAGTGCTCACAAACTGTTTTTACATCGAGGCCACGTTCAGCAATAAAGTTTTGAAGTTCATCTCTTTGTTGATCTGAGATACCGTTAAATTCAGGTGGACTAATCCAAGTGCCACGTTGCTTATCAAACGTGCAATTCAATGCTTTAGC